CAAGTAACCAGTAGCGTTTTTTTCAAGGAGTTTCCCCAATGGCCCTGCTTCGTGTTGAAGCTGAAAAGCTGTCGCGTTCAATGCTCGAAGCGGGCGTTGTCGAAGAAATCATCGAGCGCGATCCCGCGTTCGCCCTCATTCCGTTCAAGCAGATCGTCGGCAAGGCTTACGTCTACAACCGCGAAAACACGCTGGCTGAAGGCGAGTTCCTGGACCCGTATGAAACCGTGCCGGAAGCCGCGTCGGACTTCACCGAAGTCACCGCCAAGCTGCGCATTCTCGCTGGTGACGTGGACGTGGACAAGTTCCTCGACGCGACCATGGGCGACACCAACGATCAGGTGGCCATCCAGCTCGCTGCGAAGGCCAAGGGTATCGCTCGCAAGTTCCATCGCACGCTGGCCATCGGCAACTCCGGCACCAGCCCGAAGGAATTTGACGGCTATTCGAGCCTGGTTTCGGGCAGTCAGACCCTGTTCGCCGGCACCAACGGTGGCGCCGTGTCATTCTCGGCTCTGGATGAACTCCAGGATGCCGTGCCGAATGGCGCCGATGCTCTCGTGATGCGCAAGGGCACATGGCGTGCGATCCGCGCCCTGCTGCGTGCAACCGGTGGCGCTGGCCCCGAACACATCATGCTGCCGAACTTCGGTCAGCCGGTGCCTGCCTACAACGGTATGCCGGTTCTGCTGAACGACTTCCTGCCAGGCAACGAAGTGCGTGGCTCCTCGTCCTTGACCGGCTCGATCTACGCCGTCCGCTTCAACGAAGAAGATGGCCTGCACGGCATCTACGGTGGTTCGAGCGCCGGTCTCCAGGTCGAAACCATCGGCACCATCCAGAACAAGGATGCCAACCGCTGGCGCCTGAAGTGGTATGTCGGCACCTGCCTGAAGAGCACCAAGTCGCTCGCTCGCCTGGCTGGTGTGACCAACATCTGATCCGTGTGCGTGTTGCAAAACACACGCAACAAGAGTATGAGAGAGGGGTGGGCCAAAACCCACCCCTCTTTTTTTATGGAGCAAATTGATGCGCATTCGAATTACCCAGCCAGGATGGGAAGATTTCTCCGACATGTTCGGAACAACCGCATTCAAGAATGGCGTCTCTGTTCATGATGTCGATCCAGTCCAGGTCGCACGCATTGGCGCGACTGTCTGCATCGAAGACTATGAAGAGCCGGATGTGCAGATTGGTCCAGCGACCGATCTACTGAACTCGATGACGACGACTGCGCCTGAGCAGGTCGAGGCAGAGCGCTCGACGGAGATCAAGAAGGCTGAAGAGCTGGCGCGTGAGCGAGCAGCCCTTGCCGCCGCTGCTGAAGAAGCTCGCCTGGCTGCTGTTGAAGCCGCAGCGCGCGTGAAGATGGCGTCCGCAGACGACAGCGTGATCTTCTACACTCAGTCGGAGCTCGAAGCGATTGCTGACAACCACGGCATTCGCGGTCTGCGCGCCATTGGCGACAAGCTGAGTGTTCGCAGCACGTCCGTTTCTGGCCTGATCGAAGCCATCATGACCGCACAGGGCAACAGCCCGAACGACGAAGGCGAATAAGATGCAGACGGTCGCGAGAGATACCCTGGTCGAAATCCCATTCGTTGTCAGCGTGACTGCGGTGAGCGCAGTATGGTCGCTGCTGGATGAAACCGGTGCGTCTCTCGCGACCGCTCAGATCGCGCTGTTTGATGTTCCGACCCACACGATGACGGCGGTCATCCCATCGAACCTGAATGCCACCGATGAGCAGCGCGCCGCGCGCACTGTCGTTCTCGAAGTGACGAATGCCGACGCCAGCAAGACCATCCACGAGACGACCTACCTGATCGAAGCCGCTGCGGTTCTCAAGATCGCCACGAACAGCTTCCAGACCTACGAGCAGGCTATCGTGACGCGCGCCGGCTTTGGACAGATGCTCCCAGGCTGGGAGGTGAACCAGAAGTCGCGCCGCTGTGCCGCCCTGGAGACGGCTTATCTGCGCCTTTGCCAGATGACCTACAAATTCCCCTACATCGATCGGGACAACCAGGAATACGACCTGACCAACCCGCTGTTCGAATATGACGATGGCATCTATCGCACCATCCTGCGCATGGTCGAGATCAACTTCGAGGAGTTCGAGACCTTTCCGAAGGTCTTTGTTGCCGCTCTGCGCCGCGCCCAGCTGATCGAGGCTGATATCATCCTCGGTGGTGATGTGGTTGGCAGCAAGCGCTCGCTCGGCATTCAGTCCGAAACGATCGGTGAAGCCAAGATGTTCTTCCGTCCCGGCTCACCTCTGGATCTTCCGGTCAGCCGCGCTGCTTTCAAGGAGCTGTCAGGCTTCGTGTTCCGCCGCCATGGGGTGCAGCGGGCGTGAGCGATCTGCTGACACAGCGAGCTATCGCGGCGGTCCTGCGTTACAACGGTCTGCTTGGGGTGTTCCGCGCCCTCTATGTCAGCGCGGTTCGCAGCGACCCCGGTAACGCGAAGACGAGAGCAGATACCTGGGGCACCGCTCTGGACGCAGCGAGAGCGTTTCTCAGCGCTGAAAGCGTGCATCTTGCGACCGACACCGCAGAAATCTCTGGGCGCGCTGTAAGCGACGTTTACGAGCAAATGAAGGTCAAGCGCCCAGCGCGTGACAATGACGTGCTGCTAGACCATCTCGATGCGACGACCGCGATTGTGGAGCGCGTGCTTGCTGCCCAGGTGGAGCGAGACATCGCCACGCTAATGACGGAGGTAAGCCACGCATCGCTTCGCGTCGAACTCAGAATGCAGGGCAGGGAGTCAAACCGTGCAGCGGCTGTCCTGGCCGCAGCGCTCGATGAGATACCGGTGGACTTCAGATTCACAGATCGGATTGGCCGGCGCTATCAGTCGAACAAGCATGTCAGGGATCAATACCGCCTTCACCTTCTGATCAGCTATGGGGAGTCGTTCGTTCAGACCGCCTCAATCGCTGGATACAGCCTGGTTGAGATCGTCACCTCCGACCAGAGCGCGAAAGCCAATGGCGAGCTGCTGTCGGTCCATGGCGATGGTCGTCACCCCACGTTCTACGACATCCAGAGCGAAGTCTTTCACCCCACCAGCCAGGCGAGCCTGCGTCTGTCGGGCAGTAGGAACTAAGCGTGTTCATCCCCAACACAACGGTCAAGCACAGCGCTCGCAACGGCTATGATGGATATGGGCAACCTCTCTTGGGTTCGCTGAATGATGTGCCAGCGGCTGTTGTAAAGATTGAACCATCTGCCGTTCAAACAAGCGTGCGCGCAGATTCTAGCGGCTCACGAGGCGCAGCGGACGAGCTCGATATCGAAGCCATATTTCTGGTGCCTGGGACGACAGCCATGAAAGTGGATGACATGGTGGAGATCGACGGACTGAAGTTCGAGGTTCGCGGCGTTCAAACTCGCAGAGGTGTCGATGGCCTTATCGACCACCTCGAAATTCTCGCAAAGCCGAAGGGTTGATCGATGTCTTCATTTCGCTGGCAGGGAACATCTGCTGAAGACTTGGCCCAGGTGATCAGTCGCAGCGCCGACATCACCACAAAGGCCGCTCTGCGCCACCAGCGCAAGGTGGCAGAGCACGTCAAGGAGGAGTCCATTCTGAACTCACCAGTCGATACCACGGCTCTTGAGAAGGCTCACTACATCGTTGAAGAAGGCGGCACACGCGGTCGTGTCGTCAGTCGGGTTGAGGTCGGTGGCTTTGTCAGCGTGGGCGGCAATGTGGAAGACGTTTCCTCTTACGCTGCGGACGTGCATGAGAACTACGACGACCCAACTGCATACACGCCAGGCGCAGGCACATTGGCCAAGCGCAGCGCAAACCCAGAGCGTCATGTTGGTTCAGAGTTTCTAGCACGAGCGGTGGACGATAGCGAAGATATGTTCAACGGCGTTCTTGATGCCGTCATGGACAACCTGGAGAGAATCTGGTGACAAATTTTATCGAAGCTTTCCGTGATGTTATCGAAGCCTTTGCGCTTGGCAAGTCAGGCGAGGGGTTGTTTATCATGTATATGCCAGCGCAGTGTCGCAACGGTATTCTGATCCGACCACCGATCGCCGGCGTGAAGATTGACCAGGGTCTACCCGGCTTCAGGCGCAGTGAATACAAGGTCATAGTTCGAGGAGATAGCTACACTGCTGTTGGCGAGCTGGCTGAATTGCTCATCCAGTCTCTCAGTGTCAAGCAAGTGTATTTCGACCGATTTTACGTGAGGTATGTGCACCCAGCAACGGAACCAATTTTCTATCCGCGAGGCGACTCTGGTTTGTTTGAAGCCTCGATGTCGTTTGAAGTTTGTTACAGTGACCCAACTTCATCTGTTTAACTTGATGCGGTAGGCTGTGTGTGTTAGGATAAATGCTCATGGCGATAGAACGATACCCTCTGCTGAATAAGATCAACGGGAACATTAGCGTTCACGGCAGAGAGGATTTGTATATCGAAATTCAGTTCAAGAACTTAGACGGCACGTTGCGAGACGTGTCGAGCAGCGTAATGGTTTTTGAATTGGATGGGCTTGTCAGAGCGCCTCTTCAACCAGGGGCATCGGCTTCTGAGAAGGTTTTGAGAGTTTCACGAGATCAACTTGCTCATACGAGCCTGCACCCAAGAAGCTTTGCGTTCGTTGATGAGACATCGGGCGCAGCGCAAGTTTTCTGGTCAGGTTTGATGCACGTCTTTGGCCTCATCGGAAATCCCGCATGAAGGTGATCATTCAAAGTGAAACAAGAGCGATGGTGATCAAGGAATCGCCCTACAAGGTGATTATAGTTTCTGCCTCCGGCGCCCCTGGCGCCCCTGGCGCCCCTGGAACCAATGGCACTGATGGAACAGAAGACCCAGGCGACATCACGCTTCTTTTCGACAATGCTCTAATTTAGGTGAATTAAATGGCTACTCTCGCTCAACGCATTCTGGATCTCGGCACTCGTGTAGCTACCGAGTGTAAATCCATTCGCACTCTGGTCAATGGAAACAACCTGTCACTTGCGGCGTTGAGCTTTGGGGCCAAGATAAATTTGGTAGCGTCGCTTAACGAGCTCAAGGCAGCGATTGATGGCGTTGAACCGGGTGGACAGATCAATGACGCATCGAGCGCCAGCTTGACGCAAACATGGTCGATAACGAAAATCTCGGATTCAATTTCGACAGCACTCGCGGCGCTCACTACAGGCGCTCCGACAGCAATGAACACGCTGGATGAGCTGGCGGCGGCTCTTGGTGATGACGCAAACTTTGCAGGGACCATCACAACGGCGCTCGGAAATCGTGTGCGCACAGATACCGCCGCTCAGGGGCTTACCGCTCAGGAGCAGCTGAACGCGCGCACCAACATCGATGTCTATGGGAAGGCTGATATCGGCGACACCGACACAAATTTCGTCACAACTTTTAACACAGGTCTCGTGTGAGCCTTGTTGATAAAATCATAGCCCTAGCGGCAGCGATCAGAGACAAACTGAATGCGATGACTCCGCGGCTTTTGCCAGCCGGTGGGGCTTCTGGAAACATGCTTCATAAAACCTCGGCTACAGACTACGCCGTTGCATGGGTC